TCGTCCAAAATAGATACATCAACCGTTTTTGACGTCAAAGAACCGCCACGACCGACAACACGCAACAAACCCTTACGCCCAACCATTTCTATGACGTCAGAATTTCGTAAATACGTATTAGCCATTGTTACGACGTTGGAACCGTTCAAATACGTTTCCGGGAACAATTCCCGGTAACTTGGCGTATCAATTATTCTTTGAACATCACGATTAAAATCTCTCGCAATCGTTGCAGCATACGAACCAATACAAATTTTTGTGTCCGGGTTCAATCCTAACATAAAAGCGGGCAACTTTCGGCTCGACCCCTCACTATTATGCGTAGGAATAAACGTATCTCCAACCAGATAGATACCCCCATCTACTTGGATGCAATTACCATAACCCAATCCCTCCTTTCGTTCAATAGAAACAATAGCACGCTTCTTATTTATAGACAATTTCGTTATCTTCTTACGTTTTACTTTTGTCGGAAAAGTCATTGTAGGATTAAAACAGAGTTGATATACTATCTTCTTCCCTACTATTCCGCTACTACTAACCCTAGGTTTGAATTCACACACAACTACAGACTGACCTAATGAGCGTAATATAAATGCTGCATCGTCTATAATCCGCTTGTTTGTGTTGGATATGGTTATACGTCCGTTTCTGTGATACACATACCCATCTGTATCAATTAATCCAGCAATCACATTCTTGCGAACTTCAACTGAATTGTATTTATACATATCCGGTACGTGTTTATTCTTAATTAGTCCATTATTTTTTAGTAAAATATTCAATTTTGGGCTGTAAAACTTACGTGTTGTCGTGCCCTTACTTTCTTTGAACTTATATGTACTATTCCCTATTATTTCAACATCATTATTGCCAATGTGTATAATCCCACATGAGCTATCCCCATCTCCTAGCCACGCTCCTAAAACGTATGGGTCTAAATCTACATTCCGACTATCAAACATTACGCAAACATTGCTATCTACTTGGTATTTATATCGGCTTCCTCTTTTTCCATCTCCATTATATATTGTGGAGGATGCCATATGTTTCGTTTCTATAGTTTCCTCTTTCTGTCGAAATCTATTATACACCGTCCATTCGTGATTACCATGACATTCTATCTTTGCCCCATCAGAAAAAGAAACGACATATTCGCTTCTTGTTTTTTCTGACACCCATAATACTTTAACCGGGGTTCCATCCCTACCAAACACGTAATCCCCTACAATTAAATCACCATGTTTTTTTATCCCTTTAGTGGTAGCAACTATCTGATTATCGGATATTTCCTTACCATGTTGAGGGGGCATTTGCACAATCATTTTCTTTATTTCGCCGTGGGCGAATTTATCCAACAACGTATAATAAACGACGTGAAACGGTTCCAATGCTAAATCCGGTTGCATATACCGGGCAAAGTTTATCAGCCTATTGCGTGACGCCGCTTTTACTAATTCCCCGGGATTGTTTTTTAGTGCGGCGTACATTTTAAGTAATTGTTCTTTATCCATTTTGTTTAATTCTTAAAAATATACCATATATTTTTGTCTTACCCCCGTATTTTTTCTGACTTAAAAACCGGAAATCTTAAAAAACGACCAATTTAATGTTTCATTTTCCATTTGTCGCACGCTTTTTCCGAACGTATCATACTGTGATTTTCGACAAACGGGCATTTTAAACAAATCGGGTTCCCGGCCATATCTAAATTTGAATGTTCATAATAGAATTTACCCCAACCACATTCGCCGCACGTGTGTACGGGTTTCGGTTCGTCTTTTTTCTTGATATTATTCTTTGTTGTTCGTGCCATCGTCAATTACTCCTTTCTCTGCTAATTGTTTTTTATATTCTGCTGTTTGTAGTTTATCAGCAACCGCAAACAATAAATCCTCCGGGATTGCTGATACATCGTATTGCGGTGCATCGCCGTTTATGCTTTTTTCTATTCCCGGAATCTCAACTTTAATTGGTGCATCAAATCCCAACATCTTTGCCCGGCGTTGCTGCACATTCAAAAGCAAATCCAAAAACCGGGGGTTCCCGGCGGACGTTTCCGTTGTGGTTTCCTCATACCCGTAATATTCCGGGTTATCGCCATCCTCCAAAACTTTACGGGGCTTTGCGTTCTGTCTGTTTTTCTCTCTCGTTTTCCCGGTCTTGGAACGTTCCCACGCCTCCCACAATTCAACCTCCATTTTATCCAACTTTCGCAATTCCTGCGTAACGTAATCGTCTATATTATCCATACGCTCACGTTTCCACTCAATAAGCAATTGTTGCATATCCCAATAAACCATCTGTTTACTGATTGTGTAACCGACCCCACGCCGGGCGTTTTCTTCATTCAGTCTTTCGGAAATCTCTTTGTACGTGTAACCACGCAAAAACAGATTTGAGCAAAACGACAAATCAAATTCCCTTTGGTCTTTCGTCCTTTTGCACATTTTCGGGCGTCCGCCCCTTTGTCTTTTACTTGCTTCCATTTTCCAACCTTTTTATAACAGCAAAGTCTTTCGCTTTGCTTTCCTCTCAAACGTTTCTTTCCCTTTGCTTGTTGTTTTCGGGGAATTTTCGTTTTAAGCGGGTTTCGTTTGTTACTTGATACTTTTATTGTCTTTTGAATTATCGTCGTTCTATGGGGCTAATTTTGGCTTTCTTTCATTCCGGTACCTAAACGGCAAAGCCCCGGTTATAATTCCGGGGCGTTTATTATGCCTTTTCTACATTATTTCTATACCATGAAAAGGTTTTAAAGCATATTTTTGACGGGGTGCCGTCTTTCTTTTCCTTTCGTATGGTATATTCAAACTTTCCGTCATTGTCAACTCTTATTTCTTCAATTGTGCCAATATTTTCACCTTGTTTCACTCTATCCCCAATTTTAAACGGACAATTTTCTTTTATGTAGCTTTCATCCGCTTTGGCTTTTTCCTTTTCGTTGTACTCCAAAGCCTTTTCCCTTATATGGTTTAATTCTGCAATCCTTTTTATGTATGTTTCTTTATCCATGACTTTTTATTTTTCTGTTGGTAAATCTACGGTTAACAATACGGGTTGCAATGGTTGGTTAAACGTCAGCATAGACAAATGTATTGTTCCGGTTTCTTTTACTCTCTCCAATTCTTCCGGGGATAACTGCCATTTGGTAATTATAAGCCCCTGCGGGTCATTGGGGATTTTCATTGCAGGTAACGGCATGTATTCCGGTTGGTCTTTTGCAAATACTACATTCACGCCGGGAAATTCAACGGGTTTCATTGCCTTGCTCCTTTCTTGGTTTCTTTCTAAACTTACGTTTCTTTTCCGGTATCTCAATACGGTGTATCTCAACACATGCGCCAAAAGCCTTTGCCAACTTTCCGGCAACTTCTTTTACTTCTTCCGGTATATCATTTTGAGGCTTTCCCGACGCATCGGCGTTTATCTGTTTTAGCAATCCGGCGATTGCTGTTTTTTCCTCTTTGTCCGTTGTCGTCTTGAAACGCTGAATCAGATTTGCAATTGGTTGCGTTCTCATAAAGTCAGCACATTTAAAACGGTCTTTGCAAATATTGCAATCATCCGGGTAATTGTGTTTTGCATCCTGCGAACTCTTTTCGTCTGCCTTTCTGAATTCGTGCCATTCGTCACGGCGGGCGATTGCTTCCGAAAATACCGCCATTGCATCAATACAAACTTGTGCCAAAATAAAATCCGGGGTATCTCTCATTTCCTTTTCTAAACTGTGCTTATTAATAAGTTCGGTTAGTTCTTGTTTAAAATCTTTTTTCATACGCTTAAACTTCTATATGTTCAATTTGTGGTAACTTCTTTATGTATTCCAACATCGCCGTTTTGCTTTCCTCGGTTTCGTCGGTTCTGTTTATTACCAACTGAATAACTTCCAAAAGATAATCGCTATCAATACACGCATTATCAACGTCGGTAATATTATACAATGGTTCCGTTATTTCCTTGACGGCTTTAAATGCTTCTTTTGTCAACTTTGCGGCTTTTTTGAATCTCATTTTTTCGCCCTTTTCAAAGCATTTGCCTAAATGGTTTAATTTATCATCAGCGTAAAAAACGCATGTATGTGCCATGTCCGCCAAAAGATACGCCGTATTTGTAAGGAACAACGCTTTTTTTCTTAATTCTTCTTTTTCTTCGTTTGTCATAGTCTTTTGTTAAAACGGTTCTCAAAATGTTTGTATTGTTCGCCGGTTTCCTGCTGCATATTACCGCAAACCGGGCTTTCCGGTTTGTTGTGTGGGTGTTTGCGCATAAATTCCGGGTTTTTCTCACGTCCTGCAATTTTAGTATATGCCATTTCCTGCAATTCTTTTTGGGAATATCCAAACAATGCTGCAATATGGAACAATACGGCGTTCAAATCTGCTAACTCGTCTATAATTTCCGACGTGTTTTCCGGTATTATTCCATTTACCAACATATCATCAGCAACAACAAACAATTCGTGGTATTCCTCTGTAAGTTTTAAAAATCTCATTTGAAAGTTTTTGCCGAAAAGTTTATTCATCTTTTCAAACAATCTCTTTTCGTCAAAGGTCAATCCGGCGGTATTGGCGTCTTTTTCTTCAAAATTAGCCATAAACGTTTGCATATCCATTTTGCCAAATTTTCCGTCCGGTGGCAATACAATAAAATTTCCCTCCGGTACGTCCAATATTACGCCGTTTTCGGTCGGGAATGAATAAACCGCCAAACCTCCGGGCGTTCTCGGAATCTGCATTGTTCCGCCTCCGGTAAAAATCTGCAATTTTTCCCAATTATCACGCTTTACGGGTAATGCACGAACTTCTAACAATCGGCGGCAATAAATATCCCCGGCGGTTTCGTCCGGCATACCTAAATTTGTGCGCAACTCATTTGGCAAATTTCCCGCCCCTTTTTCGTATTCAACAAAGAATATTGCACCACGCAAAAGGTTTTGTTCTTTAATCGTCCTTACGTCTTTTATTCTTTTTCCGTATCTGCCTTGAACTGCATATATTGCGGCTTCAATTATTCTTTCCTCTTTGTCCGGGGCGTACATTTTAAGTTCAAAGTAATTTTCTTTCTCTGTAACTTCCGGTTCTGTTCCCGTTACATCTTCAATCATCAAAAACGTTTCCGCATCAAACGGAATAAAACTTCTTTTTTCCATATCCAATTAATAAACGGTTAATAATAAAACAATCAGTCCTCCGGAAATTGTGGCGTACAAATCTTTTTTATCAAATACGCCTCCGTGTTTTTTGTTGTAAACCTCACGCAATACCCCGGTTAAAATTACTGCTATCAATGCGATAATACGTGCAATCATTCCCGGAATCCCGATAAATGAAACCAAACGCAAAACCAACATTACAACAATCATTCCCGCTATAATATGCAATAATTTATCGTGCGGGATTGATACTATTAATTGAAATATCTTTTTCATCGCTTTTTTTCTGTTATGTTATACAATTTTCTGAAATATATTACTTTGTTATCGCTCCGGCTTGTTCTGTAACATTTAAGCCCAACCGCCGGGCAATCGTCTTTATGGATAACGCAACATGCGCATCTACTCAAACATACAAATTTGCCAACCTTTTCAATCAGTTTATCAGACGGTTTAACCCATCTTTCCGCAATTATTACCATACCCCGGTAAACTGCACGTTCTCCGGGGCTGTATTGCCTATCGGGGTCTAACGGTTGTGGTTTCTTTATTCTCATTTTCTATCGAACTAACCAACAAATCCAAATTTTCCTCTGTTCCGGAAATTGAAATTCTTGCTTTCCCTGCTCCCATTACCGCCAATTCCGTAATTGTGCAATCATATTTGTCTGCGGATTTTTGAAACTTTGCCGCCTCATTTAATGGCAATATTTTTGTTATCTCTTTCATCGCTCACGTTTTTAGTATTTTACATTACAAAGTTAATAATTTCTTTTGGTTTTTATCCATATCAGCCGGAAACCAACGGAAAAACAAAGCAATTTAATTTCAATATCTAAATAAACGTCATGTCCTTTTACGCCCTCAACCATAACTCCGGGCGTCAAATAAAATTGCTTATACTTCCACAAACTTTGCAGATACAAATAAAACCCGATACGTCCAATATGGAATCCGATTGTTTTCATTTCTCTATCTGTTTTTTTATCTGTTCCCAACTCTTTTTGTCAATTACCATTTTCCGGGGGTATTGTATTATTTCGCCCTTGGTATATACGAGATTATAGATACCCAATTGCCCCTTAATTGGCATTTCAACAACACGTCTTGGGTTGCGCATCATCCATCCGAAACCCTTTGTTATTTTTGCCCTCTTTTCCTTTGGAATCCGGGTGTTTTCCCAATCCTCCGGCGTAAACTCTTTTATCGGCTTCACGTCGTACAACTCAACCAATCCCAACGTAACGCCGCTTTCCATTCCCGGATAAACCGGGGACGCTGCGGAACATATCAGCACGTCGCCACGGTATGACGTGTTTTTGCTCCGAACTTCAATTGTCTTTTCCCCGTAAACAATACCGTTTTCATCCTTGTACGCCTCCGCTACCAAATCATTTGCGTATGGCTGTTTTACGGTCAAAGCACGCCAACGGTCGTGTTTTTCGGGGTCATATTCTTTGCTATTAAACTGCATAACTTTATTTTTTATCTTTCCCGGCGGGTTCCTTGTAATGGGCAAAACCAATTGGTCGTATCGGTTCCGGCTCCGGAACGGCTGCGTCCTCCTTATTGTATTCAAAAGAAACAATAACCGTTCGCCCCTTTGTCCGTGTCCCAATCAGCCGGGAACCCTCCGGGATTTGAATTTTAATTTCGTTCCTCATTCTCAAAATGGCAAATCATCTTTGTCTTGGTCGGGAATTGGCGGCGGCGGTGTTGGTGCGCCTCCCTGCTGCGTTGTTTGTCCGTCTTTCTTTGGCGACAACATCTCCATATTAAACCCGTAAACTTCTGTAATGTATCTTTTGACGCCGTTGTTGTCCTCATAACTGCGGGTTCTTATTTTCCCCTCAATATAAAGTTTATCGCCCTTTTTTACATACTCTTTTGCAACCTTTGCCAATCCATTTTGCAAAACAATATTGTGCCATTCGGTGCGCTCCGGTACTTCTGTACCATTTGCCGTTTTAAATGCTCTGTCAGTTGTCGCCAACGTGAATTGCGCAACCGAACCGCCGTTGTCGAAATCTTTATACTCCGGGTCTTTTCCGACGTTACCCATTAAAATAACTTTGTTTACACTCATAGAAATATAGCTTTAAAAATCCAACTTCCAATACTCCATAACGTCCAAATGTATGACGCAACCGTTAACGCCACGAACGTATAAAATACAATTTTATATCCGGTTTGTTTTTTGATTTTCATCTACTTAAATTTTACGCCATCCAACAAATATTCTTTTTTCATATCCGACCATCCGGCGGCATGATTTATCGCTTTCCGGTCGTCATCGTAAACAAATCCAACTATCCAACCGCCGACGTTTGATTGTTTTATTAGTCTTACCAATTTACCGACGAAAAAAGAACGGTATCGGTAATATGCTGAATTTTCACTAACAAACAAAACCCGTCTTTCTGCATTTATTTCGGGCGGATTTTCGATTTGCGGGCGTTTCTCCCTTTCCGGGTACCTTTGTACCCTTTTAAAATCATTTTGGATTGAACGGCGGGAAATTGCCCCGTAATCGGGTGTTCTTTTTTTCGTCCTCATATTTTCAAACTTCTGTATTCGTTTTTAAGCAATTCAATAATCCGGACGTTGCCCGGATATATTCGCATTTTCTCACGGTCGCCATTCTCCCAACGGTTGTGCATTTCAAAGCAAAGTATATTAATATTCCTTGGGTCATGCGCCATTTCCGGATATGCCCCACGGGTTAATATATGGGAACAATACGTTGCCGAAAAATTGTGCAAAGGTCGCAACGTTTCCTCGCATCTGTGCGGCTTATGCTCCCAAACCCACCGGAAAAACCGTTGGTTGGCAACGGGAATGTCGCCACGTCCTAAAACGCAATTCCCGAACACTTCCCGTTGTAACTCAACACGCAACCGTATATCTAACCGAAAATTACGAATATCCAATAACGGCTCGTAACCACGTGCAACACAATATTCATATTCGCAACGCTCGGTCAACAATATTGGCTCCATTACATATTGTCTGTATCGTCCGCCGGGTCTGCCATTTCCGGGAACATATCATTTTCATTTTCGTTGTCTGCATCATTTACGTAAACTAACGGGGTTGGTTCCCCATCAGCCCCGAACAAATCCATTTGCGCCTTTTTGCCCTCAAACAGAAATTCGTAAACCTCGTTTTCAATATCGCAAACAATGTTTTCCAAATCTTCCTCAAAACCGAACGTTTCAACGTTGTATTTCATTCGTGGGGTGTTGATTGCTGTTTTCTGATTGTTTGATACGGTAAACAATCCGGTTAAAACGACGCCTACGTTATCATCTTGCCCGGACAAAGAAACGCCCCTAACCTCTATATTGTCCAAACATTCTTCCGCAAATGCGGCTGCAATATCTGTTTGTTTCTTTGTTGCTTTAAACTCCGGCGTTGCCATCATGGTTTTAAATGACGTTATGTTGAATACACGTCCCATAATCGGGCGCAAATCATTAAACAAATGACGCAAATCCGGGTGTATGTCTTTTGCACTCAATACATGGTATTTGTTCGTGTAACTCTCATTTCCGACAACTTCCGTTACTTCATAATGTACGTCTAACCCGCCATCTTTCAACAACTTCACTTTCGATAATGCAAACTTTTCCTTTGTAGGAATCGGCATAACATTTTGTTTTTTTTCGCTCATAGTTTTTAATCTTTATTGTTTCCCGGTTCCTCCGGGTCGGTTTCTTCTTGGAAATACTCGCACGGTTCATCATCAGCACAACGACCGGATAAACAACATACCGGATAATCCACGCAATCAATGCACATTTTTTTTTTCGTTCATAATTTAAAAGTCTGTTTCATTTAACAATTTTGCAACCTTGTTTTCCGGCTCTGCATCCGGTGCCAATCTCGGTTTCGGGTCGTGAACTAAAACTTCCCTTTTTACCTTTTTGGTCTTTGCGGGTTCCGGTTCCGGGTTAAACTTCAATTGTTCCGCCGGATATTCTTTTGGTTTCAGTTCTATAATACCATTTTCCACCAAAACCGGAATACAACGTTTGCAGGCTTTCACGTCCTCCAACGCATCATGCGCCGGGAATGTTTCGCCGGGGAAACACTTGTTGTAAAGTTCCTCCAATTTCGGATATTTGCCCGGACGTCCGTCTGCATACAATGCGCCAACAAATTTAATTGTTTTCATCATCGTATCAATTCGTTTGCCCTTAAACAATGCGTCCTCCGCTTTTGCGTCGTAATATTCACGACCCATAATGCGCAATATCATTGCTTTTACAATTGACGTATCAAAGTAAATGTTATGTCCGACCAACAAACGGGCTTTTTTGCAATCCTCCAAAAATTCGTCTATAATGTCAGCAAATGGGACGCCCTCGGCGTTTGCTCTCTCTGCTGTAATTCCGTGTACCTCAATTGAGGCCTCCGGTATTTCCCACCCCTCCGGCTTTATGATAAATGAACGTTCCTTTTCGTTTACCGCCCATGCCAATTGCACAATATTTGGAAATTCCGCAAAATCAACGTCCCATTTTGCGCCCTTTGGGGGCAACCCGGTTGTTTCACAATCGAACGTCAAAACATCTTTCATAATGTCGTTTATCTCATTTCCTTTGCTGTCTTTCAATGTTACTTTTTTCATAATAAAAAAAATCTTTTTTGCCCGTCTTTATTGGGCGTTTGTTCAACATAATTTGCCCGTGTAATCCACACGCAACCGCATTTCAAACATTTAACCCGGCTATATCCATGCGGCGTATATTGGTACCGGATAACCCGCCAATCTTTCAACGGGTAACATTTACGGGGTTGGTTACACTTGCAAAACATATTATTTTTTCTTTTTTAATCTTCTTGTTTCTTTTTTACGGGTATTATACCCGGTTTTAAATGCCGACAAATAAATAAAATCGCACGCATCAATAAACATTTCGCTTGTCTTGCATAATTTATATATTGGGCAATCCGTACATTTAATCCGCCCGCTTGCCTCTCTCGCTTTCTTTTCCAACGGGCTTAATTCTGAATAATGCCTCATATTAAATGCTTCTTGGGTCGTCTATAAACGTGTTGTATTCCTCTGCGGCAATCTGTTTCAAATGCTCAATATGTTCTATCAATTCCGCATTGCTCAACTCTGCAATTGTCCGCAACCGGGTTTCATATTTCCCGGTGTTAATATCCGGGGTCTGCTCATACATAACCGGGGACAACTCACGCAATCGGCGTTCGGTTTGTTCCTCTGTCAGACGTTCGCCCGCCTCCCAAATTCCGGTTCTAAACATTGGTACAACGTAATTGAAATAATAACCTTTCAAAGCCTCTGACGAACCGGGGGACGCTACAATAAAACGGGCGATTATGCGGCTACCTTTGTGCATGGCAAAGAATTGGTTCAACTCTCCAAAATACATTCGTAATTTGCCATCATTACCGATATTACCACTACTTGAAATTTCACGCCTTTTCATTTTTATACCTCCACATATAACGTTTCATTGTAATATTAAACGCTTCGCCGCCAACTTCCAATATAAACTTTCTTTCGCTGCTTGAATATCCCTGCAACTTCTTATCCATTGCATTTGCATACAATACCGTCATTTGTCCCGGTTCAAAAACTCCTCGTTCCTGCAAACGGTCTATCGGGTGCCGCTTCAATGGTGCGTCCGCCATCATTCCGGCTTTTCTGCGGGTGTTTTCCAAATCGGAAATAACCACTTTCAGATTATTATAAAAAGCGGGTGTTTTCAAAACGTCCGAAATTGTCATTTCTTTAACTTCCATATTGTTTTGTTTAAGGGACGCCGGGAAACCGACGCCCCGGTTAATTACTCGTTTTCTGTGTATTCCTCAATAATTAAATCCTGCTGTCCCCTTACAACACTTTCAATAAAACCTTGGAATCCCTCTTTTTTTGCCAAATCCAAAATTGCCTGCAATCTCTTTTGTCCCAAACTTTCGCCCCTCGCAATTCTGAATACCTTAACCGTTGGGTTACTTGCAATAATCAGTTTTGCGGCAACCTCCATTATTTGCGAATCTGAAACCTTTCCGGAGACAAATGGGACGTCATTTAATACTAACCCATCATCACTAAACGAAAGTCCGGAAATCGGCAATTTCGCCGACGAAATAAGTTTTTCACGCTCGGCGGATAATTCCGCAATTTCTGAATCCATCTTTTCCGCTTCTGCTTTTTTGTCGTCTGCTTGTTTTTTCTTTGAAAGATAATCGGCAACCTTTGCAGCCTTTTTGTTGTGTTCCTCGGCTTCTTTCAATTGTTTTTCTGTATCGAAATTATTCGGGTTCAAAGCCTCATAATCTGTTAACCATTTTTCGGCACTTGCTATTTTTCCCTCATAATCTTTCTTTTCTTCTTCAACGACCGAAACGGTTTGTTTATACGTCTTTTCGGCTTCTTCCATTGCTTTCTTTGCCGCCTCAATTGCTTTATTGTATGAATCTTTGGCGGCTGCCAAACGTCCCGGAATCTCTGCCAATCTCCCCTTTCTTTCTTCCATACGTAAACGCACGCCCTTTGCTTTCTCAACCAACTTTGCGTTTTCCTGCTGTTCTTTCATCAGTTCCGTAATGTCCTTTGGTTTGGCATACGTTTTCAAATCCTGCGTTGTCAATCCCTGCCCGGCTGCATCTGATATTGATTTGTAGGTTTTCAAATCTCGGTTTACTCCGGTACGTTCTGTTTTAAGCCCGGCAACGGTTGTATCAATTTCGGCAATCCTTGTTCTTACTTCTTCCGGCAACAAAGACTTTACAACCTCAATTTGCTTTCTGCGTCCCTCGGCGGTTTCCGACCAACGGGAAAATTCCACGGCGTCAAAATCTGTATAACCGAAAATCTTTTGCAACATAGAAACGTTATCACTTTTCATTCCGGTTGTCTTTGATTTTATTGATAACGTGCCACGTGGGTTTGCCTTTGTAAACTTCAATTCAACCTCGTATTCCTCGCCGTCGTCTCCGACAATCATTTTTGCAAAACCTTTGCTTTCTCCGTTCTTCAATACGGCGTCACGGTTCCCGGTCAACAAAGCCCCAATTGCTTTTAATACGGTTGATTTTCCCAACTCATTATCCCCGGTAATGAAATAAACGTTACCGTCAAAATCTGCGTTAAACTCTTTAATTACTTGGAAATTTACCAATTCTAATTTCTTTACTATCATAATGCTCTCGGTTTGTGCCGGGGTTTCCCCCGGCGGTCAATATTATTTTACATATTCCCATTTATACCCGTATGCTGTTTTTCTTTTTCCATTACAACATTGTAGTATAACATATTTTTCCCATTTATTGACACATATATCTGATACATCATTAAATATTTCAACATTTCCTTTTGCGTCAATTCTTTTAACTTTATATTCTCTTTTTTTCTTTATAAAGTTTCCAAAATTCATATTTTCATTTGCTGTACACCAACGCAAATTTTCTATTTTATTATTTAATTTATTACCGTCTATATGGTCAACATATTTTTTGTTTTCCGGGTTTTCAATAAACGCTAATGCTATAAGCCTATGTAATCGAAAACTTTTGTATGAATTTCCAATCTTTAAATTTACGTTCATATAACAGCCCGCCTTAAACGCTCGCTTTTCTTTCCCAAATTGTATAACCTTACAATTTTCTGTAACTATACAATCAAACTCTTTTAAGTATATTTCTTTTGGTTTCATGCTGCAAAGATAACGTATAATTCGTAATTACAAAAGAAAATTATTTTTATTTTCAAAAAAAAAAACAATAAACCCGGAACGTTATACATTCCGGGCATAAATCAAAACAGCCTCATTTGTTTATCTGTTATTTTAGCAACAATTGCATCAACTTCGCTTTCCAATTTCTTGCAGGTCGCTAATATTTCCGGGCGACGCTGCGCAAAATATCTGCGTTGATTATGACGCATCTGCCGGATTAACTCGGCGAACTCTTCCAACGTTATTTTTCCCGGATTTTCGATTTGCGGGGTTTTTTCTTCTTCCATGTATATTTTATCCATTTTGGAATTAAAATCGCTCTACGTGGCTAAAACAAACGTTCGTGCATATTGCTTGGTAATTTCTGACGCACCCAATCGGGGTTGTTGCGCAAAATGTATCGTCCAAAGTGCATTATCAACGTGGCGTCGGCGTTCCACAATGTCGGTTTCAATTCCGGGTACAAATTCCCGGCAATCTCTTTGTATCTGCGTTTTCGCTCGCTCTTTTCCTCCTTTTTCCGGCTTATCTTTGCCCGCAACTTCAATTCGTTTTGCCATTTCATAGGATGCGCCATAACAAACGGAACATCGCAAACTGAAATGATTGCTTTCAACTGCTCAAAGTTTGCCATCATCTTTTGTATTCGGTACAACTTTCCCATATTGACGCCATCGGCACCCGGCGTTATATCATCCGGGCGCACGCTCAATTTTTCCAGAAAAATGATCGGCGAACAAATGCTTTTCAGATACTCCAAATAATTACGCAATTCTGTTAAATCCTTTGGCATTTTCATTGCTTTTATATTTTGGTTGGGGCGCCATGTTACAATACCACCATTGCTTCCCGGGTCAATTCCCACTACTGCTGAAATTCTTATATTTTTTTCCATATATAACCTCCCGCTTTTGTAAAATAACCTATTACGCCAATTATAAAGCAAACAATAAATAGTTCCATATTTAAAACTTCATGTAGTTATCAACTTGCATTTCCTCGGAAATCATCCGGTCAAATGCTTTTATAATCTCCTTTTTCCGGGCAACCTCAAACGCCGTAAAATCAATTTCCGGGCTTTCGGTTCCTTTTCGGCGAACTTGAAACGCTGTATATTGGTTTATCATTCCACGGGCTACACGCTGCATATACCGGGCAAACGCTTCTTTTCGGTCGTCCTCTTTAACTTGTACATCATCAGCCAACCCGCATTTTTGCAACCATTCATACAAAAACATATCATCAGTTAGCCCCAATATTAATTTCCCGGTGTATTTGTAGCAAAGGAAAATATAACGGTTCCGCCATTGTCTTTGTATCTCAAATTGCCGTATTTGCTGCGGCGTCATTTCGCCTTTTGGTTCCGGCAATACTTTAAACGCTTTGTCAATTACGACGTTCTGTTTTCGCTTGTATGCGTTCAATATCTTTGAAAGATAATCCGCATTGAATTGCTGATAATGATTTTTATCCGGGTTCCCGTGTTTATCTTTCGGCAAAAATTCGTCTAATTCCCCGGTCGTCGCCAACTCAAAAGCTATCTTAATATCCGCCAACGTCATATCAGAGTGATAACGTTTCAGAATATCCAACAACCGGGATTGTATATAATTCCAATCATTTTCATTCTGTGGTATTATATAACCAACGTCCATTGCTATACGCTTAAACAACAACGAAAGATTTTCAACTAATTTTGCATCGTCAATTTCCGCAATTGGTGTTTTTGTTGACGCTGCGAAAACATATTTTTCAACTGGGTTTAATGCTTTGGCAACCTCCGGCAATTGCATCATTCTACGGCGTACTTCAATGGCTTTTGTTCCGGGCTTGGTATTATATATTTCTAACGCCGTATTTTCTTTTTTTTCAATTGCTCCCATATCAATCAAAATCATTGTTTAAATACTTCATCATATCCGCAATTTCTTTGCTTCTTTGCTGCTCTGTCTTTACGGAACGTTTCATTTTTTCCCATTTTTCGTATTTTTCGGGGGTTGAATCATATTCTAACGCCGCCCAACCTTTTGAAATGCTTTCTTTTATCAGAATCAGCGCAAATTCTTCCGGGTATTTACTTAATCCATTTAAATTTGCTTGTATCGCTGAAAAACTCTTTTGCGACGTTCTCCATTTCGGTTGACACATCAAAATATAAAAGTTCCGTTTAAATTCATCGCTATCAAATGGGAATACAAGTTTTGCAAAGTAATTATCAACTTTATCAATTACTTGTTTTCTGACGTCCAACAATTCCGGGGTAAACCCATAAACAATACTTGCTTTAACTGTTTTTTCTTCGTTTGAAAAATCGGCTTGTGAAAATCCGTCCGGATTTTCTTTAGATGCTTTAGCATCTTTCTTTATAGTATTATTAATATTATTATTATTAATATTATAGTCTTGTAGTCCGTTTTCGGACTGATTAAAGTCCGTTTTCGGACTGTTGTTTAGTCCGTTTTCGGACTGCTGTATATTAATATTATAGTCTTGTAGTCCGTTTTCGGACTGATTAAAGTCCGTTTCGCTTCTGTTCCATGTTTTACATTTTTCTGTAAATCTTAGATACTTTGTTTTCCCAAAAGAACTCAACTCAATAAATCCTCTGTCTGCAAGTTCTTTAATGTTTTTGTAAACTCTTTTAGGGATTGAAAAAAGCAACGGAAAATCATCTACCATTTTTGTTTCTGAATATTGATACCAAACAATGCCATCAACCGTAATTGTATTAGTCCACGTTGGCAATGTCATACACGCTGCAAGCGTTGTTGTTTGAACAATAGTCAGTTCATTTGCAACGGCGAATCTTTGGTCAATCAAAATATTGTAAGTCATAATTTAAAAAGAAAAGCCCCAATTAGAGCCGTTACACATCTAAAAGGGGCTTTGTAGCTAATTAGCAAATATCTTTCAATCGGTAACGGTCGATCGTTTTACGCCACAAATATAATACTTTATTTTTATTCCAACAACTGTACGGGCTTAAAAGCTTCTTTTACCGCAAACAAATTTCCCTCACTTTCGTTTGAACGTACTAAATCTAAAATTAAATAACTTCTTTCGTTCATAGAATGAAAAAGCCCGTAATCCGGGCTACCACACACCGGGAAACGGGCTTTGTGCTAATATTAGCAAATATCTTGCAAACGGTGGTAGTCGTTTGTTTATGCTGCATAAATAGATGTTTTTTTTGAATTGTCAAACATTATTGGTTAATTCTGCGATAAAGCCCTTAATATTTTGCTTTCTTATATGTCCTTTTAATGCCCTCCCCTCAGAGAATACTGTATAATAGCCTAATCTATTCCATGAAACTACGTTGTTAGTCCTATTTTCCAGATGTATATAGGTTCCACCCTTAGAATTTAAGTCATACAAAAACCGGAGTAACCTTATAGCTTCCTCCTTATCCCCAAGGTAAACAGTAATATACTTTTGATATATATTACTAGTTTTAAGCATAATGTAATAATGGTCTATACACCCATTCACCTTTGCAGCGCACAATTTTTGGTTCCCAAGGTCTGTTACTTTCAACGTTTCAACCTCTACTACAGTTTGGGCATACACGCTTACACACATTACTGATATCACTAAAAACAAAATAATTTTCTTCATTCTTCTATCAATTTTATTGGCTTAAATGCTTCAGTTACTTTACGCAAATTCCCCTCGCTTTCGTTCGGAACAATGGAAACGACCGGATAACGGGAACGGTCGCCGGGCTTTTGAGAGACGGCAAATTGTACGTTCATATCCCAAACTATACCCTTAACAAATCCCCGTTCCTGCAACATGGCGTCGAACGTGTCTCGGATATTTGGAATTGTTGACGCCGTACCCTTTGTTACGAACTGCCAAACCCCGGCAACCCCACGAACCAAAGGAATAATAAACGTTACGGTCAACGTAACAATCCAACCGTCGCCGCCATTCTTTACGGCACGGTTTGGGTGCTTTTCCGCAACCCCTGCCATCAAATTAGGATAATCCTTTGTACTGTATTGTGCATATTGTTTTCCGTTCCATACAAAGAACGTTTCCCCATCGCCGTATGCTATGCGTCGCCCGTCATCGTCCCGGTATTCGTACATTTCGTTACATACCTTTTCCGGGCAATCATCCGGGAAAATTATTTGAATAGTTTGCGGCTTTTCGCCGTATGCTTTGGTAAACAATCCGGCATACTTTCCATTAGCAATAAAATAGTCAACACTTTTTGGATATTCTTTTCCGTTGGTTGCTTTCTCCTTATACCCTACTTTGATAAACCCAACACGTGGCAAAACAACACGTTGTATGCCGGTGGTTGGTCTGTTTATGTTTATACGTCCTTTCATAATCAAATATCAATTTCAGTATTCAACAAATCTTTCTTTGTCACGGGTTCCGGCTTTTTAGGCTGTTTTTCTTCGATTTTAGCCACTTTTTCTTTTTTTGGTGTAATTGTACGTTTTGCGGTTTTCTTTTCCTTGACGGGCTTGTTTTCCGCCGTTTTTGCCGTTTTTCGTGTGGTTCTCTTTACGGTCTTGGTTTTCTTTTCCTCCGGTTCCGGTTGTGGTTCGGGTTCCAGCTGTTGTTCCGTGGCATTTTCTATTTCATACGCTTTCATTCTCAATTCAAACGCTTGCAATTCTTTTCCCTGCAATTTTTCCGCCTCTGAATGTACGTCTATATCCGACCAACCCTGCATTTCTGAAAAACTTTGAAACACTCCGGTCACTTTAACAAACCCGTCAGAACATTTATAAATATTGGTTGCTATGCTGTACCATCTGTATTGGTCTAAATTAAAGCCATCGTCAACCAATTTTACGCCGTATGTGTTCCCAATATCTGTTGTTTGGAATAATGAATAATTGTCATCGTCGTTGTTTATCAAATCAATAAACTTTTCGCAACTGATAACATTCTGTTCCGGCTGTGGTTCGGGTTCCGGGTCTTTCTTCAAATCCTCAACGGTAACGGCTTTTTCCGGTTCCGGCTTTTTCTTTTCCGCCGGGGCTTTGCTTTTAACAAGTTCCGCCAACGTCAGCGAAACAATATTGTTTGTCAAATCCGGTTCGTTATCCAATGATATTTCCCCGGAAACCGCCGTAAATGTATTATCCCGTTTTTCGTCCTCAATTGCTGCCAACTCCAAAAGATACGGGATTTTCTTTGCGTTCGGGCTGTCGGTTTGGTCTTTCAAATTGTACGTCGGTTTCTTTCGCCAATCTTTCGGGCTGAAATTGAAAACACGGTCAATCGGAATATCCGGGAAATTTTCGTTCCACATCATCGCATATAAATGCAACTGAATTTCCGCTTCTTCGTAAAATCCTTTGCGCCCGCTTTTGAAATCCACAATTGCGTTTATGTATTCTTTTGAACCGGGCTTTGATAACATCGTACACGGCAAATCAATCATTCCGGCGTAATTATGAACGGGGTGTACCAACGCAATTTCCACGGCTAACGGTTTAACGTCATAATCCAAAACAAATTGCGCAAATGCCAATATGTCCTTTTTGAAATCATCAGCGTAATAAATGAAATCGGCTGGCAATTTGTTGTTATCAATATAATCTTTTAATTTGGCTTTCAGTCCGTCCAAATCATAAACCCGGTTAATTATAAGTTCCTCAAATTGGGCGTGCATAAATGTACCATACGCCGCCCGTTCTGCTTTGTATCGTTCCGCCTCGTCAATACCTTTGTCGGCAATCCATTTAATCAGAAATTCCGATTTTGGCATTGTCTGCGATAATATGGTTGTAACTGACGGATAAAATTCCGGGGTTCCGTTGTCGTCAAACTTGTAATAATATCGGTGTCCTTTGCTGTTTAGCTGCCATACTTTATACGGCGGTTCAATCAACGCACCATCAAAAAACATTGCTGTCATTTCCTCAACCGTCATGCCCGGCACAATTTCAAAAGCCCCGGCGGGCTGTTCTATTTCGATGGCATCCAATCCGGGGACAATCTGTTGTTCATCGTTTATTTCCGGGAATTTATCGGCGGGCAATTGTCCCATTGCTTCCGCCAACTTCTTAACCGCATTTACTGCGTTACCCATTGTGTTTGCAATACTTTTTTCCGGGTTTTCCGGCTGTTTCTTTTTCGCTCTCATGTTATTTGCTCTTTAATTCGTTAAACAATACATAAACCATTAATCCACACATTGCAGAAAACAAAAAATGGATATAATTCCAAAATCCGGCAATAAAACATATTACTCCGAAAATGCTAAATATCATTGCAAAAACCTTTGCTTGCCACGCATCGGAAAAGAAAACATCAACCATCTTTTCCATTTTTTCGATAAACTTCTTTTTCATGGTTTTAATCCTCCATTCCAAACAGATAATCGGCGGAACAACCGCACATTTCGCAAATTATTACTACCCATTCCGGAACAATCCTTTTGGTTGTCCCGTTGCAAAGATTTGTCATATTTACCTGCTGTGCGCTTTCGCTTGCACCCTCAAATAAACGGGCCGCAATATCCTTTTTCAATACCTTTTTTCCGTTCGCCTCGGAATGGGCGATTGCTTCGTTTACTCTTAATCTCAATGCCATAACTTTAATTTTTATTGTTAATAACTCGGTTCGTTACTCTCTTTGTATCCGCAATGCGTACACGTTGTTTCCTCCCAAATTGGGGTATATTCCGGGGGCGTAATATATCCGTCCCCGCCTGTTTGCTTATATTCGCCGTCCGTAACCTCCATTTCGCCGCCACACTCCGGGCAATCCCCATCGCCAATCAACACACATTCCAATAATGCGTCCAAATGTACCGATTTTACAACGTTGATACCAATTGCACGTATAACCCCGGCAATCTCAACAACGGTAATATCCCGTTCGTAACAATCGGAAATCGGGCAACCCCAATTGTCCGGCGTTTCCTCAATTATTTTTTTATTGAGTAATTCCGAAACGATAATGTCGGATACCTGTTTGGCGGGTTTCCCGGAAAGGGTCGCCAACTCGTTTAATTCTTTGCTTTCTTTTACTCTCATATCTTTGCCGGGTATTCCCCCCGGTAGGTTTTATTTTTCTTCTTTATACAAAATTCCCTTATATGGTTTCCCGGTATCGACACTCTTTTTTATCAAATGTCTGTACATACCCCGATTTTCCGCATCTATATAATTGTCAAAACGAACACATTCTTTCCCGTCCGCTCCATATCCGACTATTTGGCAATTATATTTAATTTTATTTCGCCTTGCGGGTTTATAGTTCATATTTTCCTTTTGCGTACACCAACGTAAATTGTCTGCAAAATTATGATACTTAACCCCGTCGATATGGTCAACGTATGGTTTGTTTTCCGGGTTCGGGATGAAAGCCGCCGCAACTAATCGGCTAACTTGAAACTTCGTATTTACTCTGTTTTTTGATAAAGTAACACATAAACCGGACGTTGCGGGTTTACAAGGCGTCAAAATTATATTGCTATCTAATGACTTTATACGCCCGTAATTGCTTACTTCATATAACCCCTCATAGTCTTTTATTTCTTTCCAAATTTCCATACTACTAATTTTATTCTGCAAATATAAATATTATTTTTGGTTTTGCAAATGCAATAGTATTTCATTTATCTATTTTCCAAAAATATATCTTTGTTTCTAAAATCATTTTTGCGAGGTGCGTTGGATAATCGGATTTTTAATCTACCTTTGCAATACCGCATCAACCAAATATCGCTCTCGGTTACTGCGTAAAATTCCCCCGGTGTATATTGATTTATGACGCCGGGGGGCTTTTTATTTCTTACTCTGATAATACAACCATTTGTAAATTTCGCCGTAATATCCGGTTTCCAATACTGCTTTTCGTATGGTCTTTGCGTCGTACTCGCCAAATGTTACGTACTCATATATTGACGGGTTTTCATGCAACGCAAATTCAAATGTTATGTCAATATATGCGTCGCCGACCTTGTTAAACGCATGGTCAATCGGTATTGGGACGTTTGTTTTTCCCTCACAATAAAGAATCCGTTCCGGGAACGCCTCGCAAAGTAAATGGGAATTTCGATAACATTGTCTAGGCTGCGGCTTAATTACATGCTGTATATATAATTCGTAATCCTCCAATACATCAGCCGCCGGAACAATTTTAACGGGCTTTGCAGCGTTTAATAAGTCTTGGAAATACGCTTTTTGTCTTTCGTGCGAAGGTAGTTCCAACATCATTTCAATTTCTTTTATTATTATGCTTTCCATCACGTCAATTTTATTTCCATGATTTATAATTTTGCCGGGGTTATTTCCCCGGCTGTCTTACATTACCAACGTTCCTATTTGCTTTGCTATTTCCAAAACTTCTTTCTTTGTCTTTACTTCATTTGGTATAACCGTACCATTTGCAGATTTTGAAAACGTTTCCCGTGATTGAACCCATACATAAACCGTACCGCCAATGGGATTTTTCTCGGTTGCCCATTTTATTTTACCATATCTTATTTGCCAATACGTACCGCCCCCGAATGGCATATAATGCCCTTTGTCGTCATTCCATGATAAAACAACCCGCTTTGCTTTGAAATAACGTGTTCCGTCTGTATTAGTAAAACAAATGTCGTATGCGCTGTTTTGTTTCCATTTTGAACAAAGTTCTTTGCGCTGTTCCAACAATTCGTTTTTTATCTCGATGTCTAAATCATCTAATTTCATATTACTTTGGATTGGTCGGATATTATTTAACATAGAAACTTATCTTTATTCCTCTGCGCAATTTGCAAACGGTTTTATCATCGGTGCCATTAAATGCACGGCACAACATCTTATTAGCCATTTCAACGCCAATCAATTCAATCAATCCTTTTACGCCGACCAACTTGTTAACCTTTTTACCGTCAACAATACCGTTGATTTTAATGCGGAAATTGCGATTAATTTCTTTTGTTGTGTATAATAAACCGTTGTAAATTGTTGTTGCTATTTTGATTTTCTTTTAATTGTTCGGGGTAAACGCCCCGTCGTTGTTGTTTGACAATGCAAATATACAACCTTTATTTTAATTACCAAAAGAATTTCTTTTTATTCTATGTTGATTTTATAAAAATTTCTGTTTTTGGTTCAAAAGATAGTTATTTTGGGCGAATTTTCGATTTAAGCCACTTTTTCGGGCGAAACGTGTAATTTATCCATCCGGGAAAGAAAAGCCCGCCACGGGGATAAAAATGGGCAAAACGAAAAAAGCCGGGGGGTAACCCGGCTAATCATTGAAAACAATCTTTATTTATATGGTCAAATGTAATTCGATACAAAGATAGTTATTTTTCAATCTCAATGTATTCAACCCCCATTATTTTTGTATGCGGGTTTTTGCAGACAACATCAATTTCCCGGTTCTTTACTTTCTTTGTTTTCCATAGAAAATTAAGAAACCTTTTATATTCTACGGTTGCTGCAATTATCAGACTATCCCGATTTACAAATTTCCCGGTAAACTCATTTTTCCGGTTAACGCATCCATCAAAAGAAAACCATTTGTCGGCGGCTGTTATACATCGTAATGTATCAACAACAACCCGGTCAACATATACCAAACTATCCCGGACGGTTCCCCGCAAATCAATTATCGTTTGACATTGTGCGCTTGTTAATGCTTCCAATTCCCGGTTCTTTGTTTGGAGGGTTTTTATTAGTTCCGCATCGCTCGCCCGGTATCTTTCAAACTCCGACAATTTCAGTTCCAAAACCCCGACTTTTGCGGCGTTCAAACTATCCTTTGTTTTGTACGTTTCAACGTCCTGCAACAATGTTTCTGTATTTCCCCGGTATCTGTTCCGTTCGTCCGTCAATTTTTCAATTTTCGTTCGTTGCACCCATATTGTTGCAACGGCGGCAACTACCATCGCAATTGCCGCCCAAATCAAATACTTTTTCATACAATTTTCTTTATTGCTTCAAAATGTACCTTTGCAATCCTTTCTTTTCCATCGTCGCTCATCATAAAACGGCAATCCTTTTCATTATCAAAAAAGAAATTTTCAGATAATACCGCCGGGCAAACCGTATGTTTCAGAATATAAAATTGGCTTTCTTTGTCCGGGTCGCCGTCGCAATGGTCGAAACGCATTTTCCAACCATCCGGGGCAAACTCCTTTTCTGCCTCATTACAAAGGACGGTTGCAATTTCATCGGCTTTCGTTTTGCCGACGCTTGTATAACATTCCCATCCGGTGCCGCCTCCGGCGTTCCCGTGTATGCTGAACAATACGGCGTTCTGCCCGCAATCGTCATATATCACGTTAGCACGGCGGCAACGTTCCGGTAATGATACGTCGTTGTCCTCCGGTACCAAAATTTCAAACTTTATTCCCTCCGCTTTCAACATCGCCGCAATACGGCGTACAATATCACGGTTAAACTCCCATTCTAACAATTGGGAACCGTCGCCCCAAATGGGGGAACGTTTTCCGGGGGTCTGCGAACCATGCCCGTTTTCAAGAATTATTGTTTTTTGATTCATAGAATAAAATGTTTTTATATGGTTTGTTTTTATTTATATATTTTCTTATTGTAACCCTGCTTATACTTGTTTTTTCTTCTGCTATTCTCATGGAACCATATCTTTTTTTTTCATTTGTAATTGTATTATACGCAATTACTCCTATTGATTTATTATGTTTTTCCCCTCTCTTTCCTAACCATGCTTTAACCGGATTCCTTTTTAGAACTCTGAAAGAATGAAATTGGTTTTCGCTATGGGTTACATATTCCAAATTATTAATGTTGTTATTTTCTTTATTCCCGTCTTTATGATTTACTTCCAATTTAGAATTACCAACAAATGTTTTCATTACCAATCTATGCAGTAATATTTGTTCATTTTTCCCATTTTTAGATAATGTTACAAAGCAATATCCGTTATTATATTTGCTTATTTTTATAAATCTATCATTATGCAATAAACGTGTATTTCCTCTTACAACTATTTGTCTGCTCAATGATTTAACATGCCCATAATTACTAACTTGATAATACCCATCATATCCGGGAACATCTTTCCAAATCTCATTTTCCATAATTGCCAACTTTTAAGAACTGCCAACAAATAAGAAACGGGGACGGGCTGTTGGCTTGCCCTTTCGGCCGGTTAATTACTCCGCCTATCCCCGTTGCAAATATAATTATTTATTTACTCATTTTCTTTTTTATGGGGCTTTTCGCCCCGGTTATTATTCATAAAATTCTGTTGCCCCCTTTTCTAACTCATCCGGTATAAACGGCATACCTACCATTTCTTTGAAGTTTACAATAACCTCAAACAAAGGTTTTCCGTCTGTTCCGCTTTGCAGATAAAAGCCATCATCAATATTTGAATTAGCCAAAAATCTAACTGACTCGCCCTGCTGAATTGGGAATGATATACTTTTAGACTGAATGTTCTTGGCAATCTTTCTGTTTGCTTCAATGGTTGTTGAATATCGGCTGTTTGGAACTTCTGTCAATGCCCCGTCCGGTGCAACCTTTGCAGCCCAAAAATTTGCCTCATTCATTGTGCTTGTTTCGTTGTATGCCTGCCCGGAATACTGAATTGTTATAATTCCGTCCGCCTCTGCCAATAAATCTCCTTGAACTTTGTTAGGGTCTGACGCTCCGGGGTCTGCCCATGCGTTATTATTGCTAACCAAAGCCAAACCCTTTTTAATGCCCAAAGGTATATTTCCTGCGGTCTTGTTATACGTATATCGGTAACTTGCATCGCCTGCCGGGGTCATAACAACAAATTTTGCATAGTCTTTCTGATATTCCAAATATTTTTCCGAAATATGCGAACTATCTGTTACTACCATTCGATTAAACCACGGGGTTATATCCCCCTCAAAATCATTCAGTACCATATCGGTTGGCGTTTGTGATTCAGTAGGATATATAATAACCGCAAATTCTACTGCATCAGCCGGAACAACAAAAGTTTTGGTTGCCTCGTGGATTCCGCTTACTACATCTTCCGAAATAAACAATCTGTCTGCAATGCTCCATCCTGCATTAAATTGCGGTTGGTCATTGTTAATACTAAGTAATTCCGGGGACGGTGCGACCGCTTCCGTTCCGGTGTACTTCATCAAAGCAACAACAAAAGAGTTTTGTTTATCCGTAATCTTAACCGTTGCTTTATAATTTTTCCCCTTAAGTACATGGGTATCAAATCGGCTGTACTTCTTAAACAAAGAAAATACGGGTAAATCCTTTCCGTTATCTTTTACAACCAACTGATTGTTTGAAATACTTACTTTTGCGGCTGTTTTAACAGACAAATATGTATTATCGCCGAAATACATTACATCATTATTGACGTCAATTTCCGGTTCGTCAAAAACCAAAGCCCTTGAAAGGTTCAAAGAGTTGTAACCGTAATATTTATTATTCATTTTGATTTGATACCCGGTAAACGCCATAAATGCTAACAATGCCTTTCCGACTCCATAGTCTTTGCCTACTGACTGAATCAACACACATGAATTTGCCCCAATAGACAATAATTCTTCATTCGGGAAATTGGTTTCTATACGCAAATGAACATCAGTAAATGCTTTTGCTTGACACTCTCCCAAATACAATTCTTTGCGTTGTTTGTCGCCTGCTTTATAGTCAATCTGAACCGCCATAGGGTTGCCGTTTACATCTAATAACGTTTGGTCGTTATCGTCAGCAAATTCAAGTCTAACCCAACCGTCCTGCGTAATTCTGTTATCCCCATATTGCGTTGGCTCAATATACAAGCCAATTAAAAAGGTTGTTCCTCCGGAAATATTTGGGTCGTCTTGTGGGTCAATATCTTGTATAACAAAAGATTTCTTTTTCATATCTTGATATACTGACATACCGCCCTTAACTTTCAAATCAGAAAACCACAAGCGGGATTTTGCATATTTAGAATTTACCAATTCATCATTACCTAACATTGCCAATATTCCCTCTGCATCTTTTCCCGGAACAACGGATAAATCAGCCTTGAAAATCGGGTCTCCATCGGGTGTTTGTCCGTTTCCCATTTGCGAAATACGAACCGTTCCATCCATACTTCCGACCTCTGTTGCTTTAAATGATTTTTTTGCTATTTTATCATTAAACAAAAATGGAACATTTCCCAAATTTACATTTGCTTCGTCTGTATCACTATCGTATTCAATAAAGAAAGGTTTTTTAAATCGTAAATTCTTTGTCTGCAACACAATATTTCCCTGCTCATCGCTTGTTGTTAGGCTGCTATCAATAGTTTTATACCACGGAATAAAATCCCACGTATTTTCGTTCTGAATAGGCAAAAAAATACCTGCAATCCCATTGCTTGTAACGGTTATTGGTGTATTTGCCCCATCAATACTTTCTCCGGCTGCCGGGCTAATTATTGCCTTGTAATTGGCTGCCCCCGGTTCTTGTATAAGTTCCAAAATGATAATTCGGTTATCCGATACGGGCGGCAATGTCTGTTGAATTGTTTGGTTGTTGCTCATCTGATAAACCAACAACAAAGTTGTACTTTTGTTGTACGGGTCTGTATTCAGATTTACCCCCTTTTGTACCTCTTGGCGGTTGGCATAGAATAACGCCTTAATCTGCTCGTTTGTCTTTCCTGCTGTTGCCGGGTGCGCTGTTTTAGACAATGCAATAAAAGCCGCATTTTGCTTAATCATACGGTCAAACTCTGTTGGGCTTATTGGGTTCTTTGCGTCTGCCAATCCTGCCGCCAAACCTTTTTCTTTGAGTTTTGCCAAATCTACGTCCGCTAAATCATTCTGAGCAAAATTACCGTCCTTTGCTTTTTTCTCAAAGTCTTTTGCATCAACATTTGAAAGGTTTTTGCTTGCCCCGCCCAATGCCGCCAGCGTTGCGGCAAACGCCGGGGTTTTTACATACTTATCCAAATAATCTTTAATCCATTGTTCGTCCGCTCCTGCCGGAACCCACGGAATTTGTGCTGCATCATTAATTTCTATTGGCAAATATACATCAACCCACATTGCGCCCTGTCTATCTGAAAGGAATGTACCTTTCTGAACCACTTCAACGCCCAATTTCTGTTGGTTCTCTGAAATGTATGTTCCGGTTATTGCTTTTGCATCGCCCAAAAAAGTTTGCGTATAAACCTGCATTTGCCCCAAACCCAAAAGCGGAACGATATTAAACAACAACATATCGTTCTGAATCTTACAATTGGTGCAAACCCCTTTGTTTACCTCAAATTCAAACGGCTTACTGCTTCCGGTAAAAATCGAACCTTTGACGTGTACGGAATCCGCCTTAATTGGGGCGTTGTTTTTATCCCGGAACATCATCATTAAAATTTGGCTGCTGCCCGCTGATAATTGTTTCATTCCTGCCATAATAATAAAATTTTGTGGTGCGGATTGCTCCGCACCGGGTTAAACATATTACTTTGTTTATTCATCTTTTTTCTTTTTATTGTTTTTGTCGGGGTCGTCCCCAAATTCTTTTTCCAATCTGTCAATTATCGGTTGCAAATGCGACGGTAAAGCCCTTGTAAACTCCAAACGGATAACATGGTAAATAATACGCAATGCCAATTCCCGGGGGTACGCAATAATCAGATTCCGGAACGCATTTTGTAAATAAACGTATATAAATACATATGTAAGCGATTTAACAACGACAATCGCCGCTTGGTTGTCGCCGCAATTTTTCATTATTACAAAAATCGTCTCCACTATAAACAGATACAAAAGAAATTCACATAATGCGTTTTTGAACTTCCGGAATGAAAAGTTTTTGCATCTGACAATTGCCACGCCGTCCGCCCTCATTCCCGCCCAAATATTGAACGCAAACATTACTACTAACGCATAAACAAAACCCTTTGTCGGGGTTAAATACCCAAATAACGGGCTAACCGTGGAAATGGCGATTATACGCCATTGTTCCAAATTCATAATTCTTTCCATATATACTACATACTTAATGTTTTAATTTCCCCATCCGATATATACATTAATCTTAATTGATTTTCTATTGTAAATAAATCATCTACGTTATTTAACCATTGTATATTGTCGTTAATAATATCTTTATTGTTTTCTATACCTGCTATTACAACGTTTTTAAAATTAATATTAGAGAAATCTGTAACATTATCAGTATCTCTTGCAAACTTTTCAACTGCACCGCTTTTATGTTTACAAGCAAATGTACAATTACTGAAATAGAAATTGGAATTTCCATTCCAAAACGAAAATGTGGTTGCTAATTCAGAAGTGCTCTCACCTTCACTTTTTTTATAAATCAATATAGATACATTGTCAAAAGTCAAATAACCATATTGTTTATTATATCCTACATCGTACATTAGATATACTCCTCCTTTTTCAGATATTACCTTTAAATGAGTATTTTTTAATTTCCCATTTTGGTTTTTTGTTGGTGGTGTTATAATCGGCGTTTTAGAAATTGGATTTAATGTTCCAAACACTCCATCAATTATTGTATTATTTCGATATACAGCTATTGACGCACAATTATTTAATGTTATGTTTTTTATGTATGTATTAGCTACATTTGGGGAATATGACGCATACGATAGATTTTCCGCATAACAATTAATAACGTATGCTCTATTATATGTCACGACGGGGTTTGAAGTATTTGTACCATGCCCGTCAAACAATTCTCCCTTCCTATCTTTTCTCCTACTTATTGCCTTGCATCCAAATATTACTATTTCTTCGTAAAACGTTTGGTCGTTTTTAGGCTGATAATGATAATGTTTTCCAATACCCTCCAAAACGTCTGTTTTGCAATTCATGAACCATGAACATTCATAATGGAATCCATGTCTTACAAAATTATATAATTCTACATTTTCGTTAAATTTACACGGGTCAACCACGTTAAAGCATATTGTTTGCCATATAAAGTTTCTCAAATCATTATCCTTTCCGGAAAATTTAACCAACTGCCCAACACTTCTTGTTATCTGTATTTTGTGCGTATTTAATACTGTTTGGACGGTTGGGTCAAATGATACAGCGAAGTATATATAATTAGTACCTGCTTCCCATCCATTACTGAAACCTTTATTTAGATACGCATCACACCATGCCGAATTATCAACATTACTTTGTAAATATTGCATTGCACCATTTTCAGTAATTACGTCATAACTACTTGGAGTGTATCCGGTATATATTGTCCAATCCCCACACGCTTTCCCGTCTATAAACACTTGTATTGCTGCTATGTCACTTCCGTTTGCTCCGTTATTCTCCCATTCTATTCTATAAATGTTGTTATATCCTACGACCTTTTCTATCTTAGAGGAGTTTGTTACATCGATAAGGTTGTATGAAGTTGGTTTTTCTTTTGTAGGGTCACCATAACAATCAATGATAATGCCATTTTTTTTAATAGTTTCTTCGGCAATAAATACACTACCTCTTTTTATTAACAGAGTGTCACCATCTATAAGTATTTCATTTGCTTTTGTAAGAGTTTTTATAGCTGTATCTTGAGACAATCCATTATCATCATCGTTACCTCCAACTGTATCAACATATACAATCTTACTTGCAGAAGTCATATACTTATTATGGGCAATAGCTCTTTCTCCATAGAATTTTCCACACACCTCATCAATTAGATGTTCATCTATATCTGTGTTGAATGGTTTTATATTTTTAATTTTAGTAAATTCTTCTTTTGTAGCAAATCTAAATTCTTTTCTTATAATCTTGGCTGTTGCCCCTTGATATACGTTTGTTCCAAGTTTAACTTCTGTAATTCCTTTGGGTACAATATATGTACCGCTCGTTAAAGACGCAATTCCAGCAACTGAATCAGATTGAGAATACGCCCCATTTTTCCACGCGCCAATCATACAGAAATTACTTGCCTCTGATAAGGTATAATCAATTCTATCCCCTTCAAATACTGCTATCTTTTTTGTTACATAATGACCACTACCAGCGTTACTACCGTTTGAATAGGCAATACCATTACCAGATGAATTGTTGATAATTATATTATCCTCCTCATTAGAATATAACACTCCGTCTATCTGTGCAATACTTTCTGTTAGTTCTTTTTTCCCATTTTCATTTTCTTTCTTATAAGCCTCAAACTCAACTTTATTAATAAAATCATCTACATAATTAATAATTTTTGCGTTTGCGCTTTGTAAAGTTTCTTGCCTTGTTTGAACAATTGCAAATTTTACATTTTTGTTTGTATTTACATATATTCCCTCTTTAAAGTTTCCGTAACCACTATACACGCCCGTTGCTCCAACAATTTGATTTTCTAAAATTCTTCGTTTTTCAGAATCGAATAATGCTAAAATGCAAAAATTTTGCCATCCGTCAAGTTTGTATTCTATTTTATCCCCATAGTTTATTGGTAAAAAATCAGATTTTACCCAACCATTGCCCGCTGTACTTCCTGCCGCTGTGTATCCTGCACCATTATCATCAATAGTTACATCTGATACAATTTCATTTCTTATTGTATTTAAAATTGAATTTATTAATATGCCCAATTCCTCCATTTTTTCAGCTGAGGCAATTCCGGTTTCTTCTTTTTTCCAAATCCCATTTTTGTTTACAAAAAAAACAATCTCATTTTGCAATATTATTCCACTGAAATTGGAATATGTTCCATTTTCATACGCAATATAGAATATATTTTGGTCTGGCGTTCCCGGTATTGTATCCGGCTTCGCAAATCCTGCAAATGTTGCATTACTCCCTATATTGCTAACCATCGACAACAACGCTGATTGCAACACATCCCCCGTGATTTCTTGCCTGCCGTTTGCTTTGATAACGGCGGCAATTGCTGCTTTTAATTGTTCATAATTTCCCATAATTTGATAATTTAATTGTTTTTGAAATCATTATTGAAATCTTCGTTAAAATCTCCTTTGTTTGCTATTATATAGCCACGTCCTATTTTCTTCACGACGGTATTTGTTTTAAACTCAATTTCCACGCTCGCCAAATCCCCCTGCGTTTGCCATTTCGGGGTAATTAAAAACGTGTCGCAATCGTATTCCCTGCCGTATTTATCCGTTATATGAATGTAATCAGCCATACGGATAAAACGCATAACGTCGCAAAGGAACTCCGGTGCCAATATCGTACATTTAAACGTTTTGACTGATATTTGTTTTTCCGGGAAAAAATACCCGTCCCGTTCTTCGCCGTCCTCTTCAAATTCATAATCCGGTTTTCCCAACTCTGTACAAAGGTACAACGTATTTTTGAAATCCGGGTTTTTATATACTATTTGCCCGGCGTCAAATACCAAATTATCAATGTCCCACCATTGTATTTTTAAGTAACCGGAAATATCTTGTACGACCGTGAACATTTCGGAATACCACGTTTGCACGCCATCCGATAACGTCATATAATATATTCCGTCCAACTGATTTAATGGCATGGGTAATATTGACGGGTACAATATAACATCATAACCCAACGTTTGAAACCGGACAATCTGCAATCCGGTTTCTTTCATATACGTTGTTATGTTTGCAACTTGCTTTCCGGTCTTTTCATACAATACCACTGACGTAACATTGTTTGACCGTGTGTTTCTCATTATCTGAAACGGTAACAATCTATCAGCCGGGGCAAATAACGGGTAAATTGCGCCGTATGCGTAACTTTTTCTGTGGTTCTGTTCATTTATTGACGTGTACCACGGTAAAACACTTATGTTGTTATTCTGTATCATATTTCAACGTTGCTTTAATATTTCGACTACACAAATTTACCGAAAGTTTATCAACTTGACCGTTACCGATATATGTTTTAACTAACTGCATCGGGTTTGGGTCTGTGGTTCCTGCCGAGAAATTCAATGTTTGTTTCTTTTTACGTTCCAATCCTCCCAAAGCATAATATTGGGAATTATTTATTTTGAAATTCCATGCGGGCATATCATAAACCCAATATGTCGGTTGTATATTGATAAACGCTAAATATCCATTTTGCAAAAAATATTCTACGCCATCAACGGTTTGTCTTGTAAACGGCAATTCCAATTGTCCACCTCCGGACGGCATAACCGCCGCAAACAATGCGAATCCATCCAAACTAATTGCACCGGGGTTTAACAACATCAAATCAATATCGGACGTAAAATTGGAAATATTTATTTCTTCTATCTTTCCGGCTGTTACATATTTGGACGTAATTTCTATTGGTAAACCCTCAAATGGTGTTGTTACATCATCCATCCACTCAAAGTGATAACGTTCCGGCATTTCTACTTTGTCAAATGAATATTCAGACGTTGCAAAAGCTAATTTTTTGCCGTTCCTAACGTTTTCTAATTGTGTTAAATCATAATCAATAATCGGGTTATATCCATACGAACCGCCATTTCTAAACCAACTTACCTGTTCAATTTTAAATTTTCCGTCCTCAATATACCAATAACATTTGTAAATATCCCGTAACATCGTCATAATCTGTTGTAATGTAATCGGGGCTTTTTGCGCCGGGGTTTTATATTCGCCATTAATGATATTACTTTTCTGACTTATTAGCAACTTAAATGACCGCCCGGAAATAGGATTGTTTTTGTTATAAAGAAATTGGCTGTATTCCGGCGTCGCTTCATGCGTTATTCCGGGCGCAAATTCTTTTAATAGCACATTGATACATGACGACAATGTAAACGCATCACGCAAAGTATATGCTTTTCGGGCTTTTTCCTCTAATATCCAATCCATCAGATAAAACCCAAACCATAACGACGCATAACGCCACGTTGACCGGGCAATTGGATAAAACGTTTGTCCATATATGGAATAAGGCGGCTCAAAATACTTTCCACTGTCGGCTAATCCCCACTCGGTCGGCGTATCTGAAAAATTATTAGATATAAATGCCACGTCGATTGCGTAACCAATTGCCCGGCGGTAATTTCTATTATTATCTACAATATCATCGGACGACAACGGGTATGTATCTAAATCGTCTATTTTATCAACATCAACCAAATATCGGGCGTATATATTATAACTTTTCATATCGGCGTGCATCGTACCCGTTGCTCCGGAACCCTCAACGGCGGTTAAATCAAATTCCAACGTATCAAAAGGTTCTTGCGTCATCTTTGTATACCGGAACATTGCCACATCATCAGAACGGCGGCGTATCTCAACCCCTGCTAGCCCAATAGGTAGCCCACCCGCAACTCGTTTTTGTGCAATATGGATATAATAATTTACATTTAATTCCGGGTATAAATCTCCCATAAATTCATCAGGACTTACACCCGTCAACATCCGCCCACTATAAAGCCCGGATATTACCGCCGGGGAACCTTGCGACGTAATTTGTATTTCTTTCAAAATATTACATAGTGCAAAATGATAGGTTTGTATTAATGCGTTTTGGTCAGTCGTGGCGTTTGCGTCTTGTTCCCAATTCGTGCCGCCCAAAAAGCACGAAACAATACTATCTCCGGGAACGTATATTTGTATCAATGGGCGTTTTCTTATTGTAAGAAATTCGATTTGTGGGGCCAACTCAATTAAATTGTATTCCTTTTCCAATCCTGCCAAAACGTCGTTGTATTGGTCTATTGTTTCCGGCTGTACCGTAACCAATTTATCATCATCATTAAACGTACAATCCGTTTTCATAAACTTTGCTTTATAGTATTGATTGTATGTTTGTCCCCAATCATCGCTTTTTTCGATATATAGGAAAAATTCAGAATCAAACGGGGCGTTATTGATAATATCGTAATCAGCACGGACAAAGTTTATTTTACCGGACAATTTAGCCCGGTAAAACCTTTGATTTGTTTCCAACTCATAATCCAACGTTAAATCATCCTTATAATTGGGGCGGACGGTTTGTTTGGTTCCGTCCTCCCCTATCTGCAAAAAGAATCTATATTTTGGTGTCATAGTCTTTTTATTTTACGTTTCAAATTCTTGTAACTTTCAATCGTATTTCCGTCGCCATCCACGTAAACCCGTTGTCGGTTCTGTTCCTTAATTTCCCTTACATCATCCGACAAATTGCGTAAATCCGGGCTTTGTCCGGTAACGTTTAACGTCAAACCGTCGCCGTCTGAATAGGATTTTAAATACTTGTGTGCAAATGTACCATTGTTTAGCGAATTGATAACGTCCGGTATTATCTTTCTGAAACGGCGTGAACTTCGTTTATTTATCACGGCGAAAAATTCGCCTCCCTCGGCACGTCGGCGGGTTCCGTCCGGTTTCGTTCCTAAATCAATATCATTTCCGCTTTGGTGCGAACCGCCCTCCAAAAGTTCAACGGTACCGTCGCCGTATGTTTCCGTTCCTCCGGTTCCTCCGGTCTGTTTTGCCAATTGCGCCGCCTTGATTTTAGACGCTGCAAAACTCGCCCACATTACGGCAATTGCAGGTATTGCAAACGGGAAACCTAATTGCGACCATATCAGCGCCGTTGCTGTTACCATGTTTCCGATTTGCTGCAATGTTTGTATTGCTGCCTGCTGTTTTTGCGCTTTCTGTTGTTCTTTCAACGCTTTTTCTTGGTTTTTCTTTGCCAAATCCAACTCCTTTTGCGCTTGTACAACATTATTGGCGTACCCGTTTGCCCTTGCTTCCAATTCTGCATCCAACGCCGATTGTGCGGCGGAAACCTCTTTATCCGCTTGCTCAACGGCTGCATCTGCTGCGGCAACACGTGCCGCCGTGAATGTATTTAACGCATCCAATGCGTATTGCATAGACGTATTAATTGCCTCTTTTTGGTCGTCGTCCAAATTAAGCCCAAACAAACCGTAAATGTCTGTTCCTCGTTCCTCCCCTTTGGATTGCTCAATTTCTTGGTCTATTTTTTTAATAGTGTTTTGAATTGTTTGTACCTCAACATCAGACAATTTATTGGCGGCTTGCTGATTTAATTCTAAAACCTTTTGCAAACGTTCCTTTTCTGCTTGCAAACGGAATTGAGTTTTCCGGGCTTCTGAATTTCTCAACAAATCAAACTCCGATTGTGCCAACGCTTGTTGTTGGTCGAATATCTGTAATTGCGCTTGCAAATATTCGTCCGCAATTCCGGCTCCCTTTGCGTCAAAACTTGCATTAATCGCCCCGGCGTCTTGCTGTTGCCCGGTCGGTTTCTGTTGGTTCTGTAATAATGCGGTTTGTCTTTCGTTTTCCAACAACTGCATCCGCAATTGTCTTTCCTGCTCGCTTCCCTTTTTGACTGCTTGCAAACGTAATTCAATGCTTTCTTTCTGCAACGCCAATTCCTGCAATTGTCGGTCTTGTTCGATTTTCAATAATGCCTCGGTTTGTTGCTGTTCCAACGCCGTAATTGTGGCGTTTATCGCTTGGCGTCCGGTTTCGTTCAAATCCTTTTCGGTCTGCAATTGGTGTTGTAAATCCTCAATTTGGCGGGAATACTGATATTGCGTTTGTTGGCGACGCTTTGCCCATTCGTCGGTTTCCAA